CCTCCGCTACTCACCCCGATTGGTTCTGCGAAAGTTGTGTACCAAGGGGAGAGTCTGCGTCATCCTCGACAAGTTCACTCTCAACGTCTATCACATCAACCGAGGGCAGAATCCCTGCGGTATCTAGACTGAGTTCTTGCATCCTGGCAAGAATGTCATCCTTGCTCATGGACTCAACCTTGTTTACTGTGAGTTCCGACCTGTTAATATAAAGACCTGCTGCTTTACCACGACTGACCTCTGCCGTTACGGCAGCAGACCAAGCCCCATTCCGCATTGCGCCGTCTCTTATGTCCTTCAAGTCTGTTAAGTGAGTAGACAAGTTCAACCCAGCTTTCATCGCTCCCATCTCCTGAAGATGTTGAATACGATCCATCACCTTTGGGTTGTTCTTACTGGCAAGCATAGTACCAGCACGAGTGGCGTTCTTTTCCGAGTAACCTGCTGATTTGGCAGCTTCGGTTTTGTTCATGCCCTTAGCAACGTTCTGTGCGAACTTTTCTTGTTGGGGGGTTAGAGTTCCTGATCCTTTTGTTCTAGCCATCTGTATCTTTTCTCCTCTTTTCCTGTTTAACAAGGAAAACCTAGTTCAATACCAGTCATCCATTATATAGCTACCACTGTTCTAAAGTAAATACTCTATCCTGCAACACACGTAGTCAATGGACTTGTTTACCAATTATTTACCTACTTATTATCAACAAAACACCAATACTCGGGTAATAAGACTACTCAATATAATCCCAACTCCCTATACTACAACAAACAGTACCAAACACTATTGGGCTATTGGCTAACTTGTCCCTTTTTTGCGTTTTTATTTTTCTTTTTACGCAACCCTATATACCAATAGCCCAAACCCCTTAACTAATCAACACATGTTCGCGACCTCCAGCGATAGTGATCACTAACTTTATATTACCCCAATCAATAAATCACAAGGTAAGTAAGTACTTACTTACTTAGTAAAGAGGTTACAACTCCTTTACAATTCCTACCCAGTCACGTATTCACTAGTATAATAGTATAGTAGGTAGATTAACTACCTACATTGTGTTTAACTAAAAAGGAAAATCTATGAACGAAGAATGGAAATCAATAGGGGTAGGTGCTGAAATATGCACCGACTCCACCTTCGCCGAAGAGAACCATGGGTTCTTTTATGAAGATTTTGTGCTCTTAAATAAAGTGAAAAAAGATTCTGTTTTTAAAACTACTGCTGCAGAGCCAGCAACCTTTGTCACAGAAGTCTATAAAAAAGAGAACAAAGAATATAGTTATATACTGGTGCATCACTTCGACCAGCAACATAACTTAATCAACGAAGTGTTCTTAAGGTTTAAACTATGAACAAAGAAAGAAAGTTCAAAGACGGCTGGGAAATAATACCCCAAGTTGATGTCATTATAAATATACTGGACACTATCTCATCAGAAGGTAAGGAACAAGACAGAGTGCACGATATCATGCAAGATTTACTTGGGGACTGTCATACAGAACTCAGTTATTACTTTAGTGAAAGTCACGGTTTTGGTGACGGTAGTGACTCCGAGAAAGTGCGCGAAGAACTCCCTGATAAATGGCATACTGTGTACAGTTCTGTATACCTCAATGACCTACCAGATAGTGGTTATAATATTATTGATGTAGGTTATGGCGAGGTGTACGCTGGTGAGTCGTTTGATCAACGGGACGTATTCATATGTTTATCAATGAACGGTTGCTCTTTAGCTAGTGCCCTTAGTGAATACTATAAGTTTACTGTCCCAGTATTCAACAGGTATTCATTATACGGTGTTAGGAAAATGGTAAACGCTATGAATAATCAATAAAATGGAGGAATGCTTATGGAAAATTGGGTAAACCTAAAAAACGGTGGGGAAATATACGAAGGAGCAGACGCTTCTGACTTCCCCGAAGCACCGTTAGGTAATGAGATTGGTGAATATGAAAATGATAATGTATTTATAATTATTCACGCTAGTGAAGATGATAATTATACTTATATCACTCATCGATTCCCTGGAGGTGCTGGTGACACAGGCATAGTCATGCGGTTTAAGAAATATACAAGTGCTACCTAAAGGCTTTAGAGTCACGTAGTCGCTAGTATAATAGTAGTATAGGTTGAATAACCTATACAGTGTTTAATAAAATGGAGAATGCTTATGCAAAAACAACGTGTAAAAGGTAAGCCTATTTCATTAATAGCCCAAGATATTATTCACGATGTGGATAATATCAGGGAAATAATGGAAAGCGAAACAGGAATGAATGTTAGTAAAGCAAATGTCTTACGAGCGTGTATTAAAGCGTGGTATGATATTAACAATAATGGTTAAAATGGAGAATACTTATGACTAAGATCATATATGCCAAATATCCTGGCAAATGTAAAGTGTGTGGTAATAAAACCGAGCGCAATGAAGAGGTGTCTTGGGCACCTGGAGAGGGAGTGAAACATTTAAAATGTGACTTTACCCTAACACCACCGTCAAGTGACGATGCTGAGTTTATGAAAGGTGTCAATGACGTGCGACAATACCACGAAGAAAGAGACCTACTTGGCAGGGAGATGGCTGAAATGTTAGCTATGCAAAGAGAGTACGATGAGTGCTAATAACGTAATACCATACTGTAACTACTGTGGAGCAACTGGTCCATGGGAGGGTTATATAAGTGCTATAAACCATGAAGAAGGTAGTGGGGAGATAATCCCCACCAACTGTGGCACCTGCCACAAACCCTTTTCAATATCATATAAACAAGAGGAGTAACTAACAACTCGCTTTAGAGTCAACTAATGGCTAGTATAATAAATGTAAGCTAATAAAATAATAAGGAGTAACAATGAACAGTAAAAAAGCTAAACTGTTGAGGAAATCCCTCAAAGAAGGCGGAGTAGACTGGCGTGACTCTCAACCAGTCCAAAGGGAAAAAACACTTCCCGACGGCACTACCGAGCGTCACCCCACCATATTCCAAAACCCAAAAGGCGGTAGGTTTGCCTATCGAGCACTTAAGAAAACAGTAGGAAACAAGAAATGAAACCAGAACTTTACGATACACACTTTTTCAAGGCGATTGATGTATATGGTGAGATCCCAGGATACCTGCAAGAAGCCAGATATGCCTGGAAACACATACACACAGATGATGACGTAACCCTGCACAGATATAAGAATTACCTTATCATGTCACACAGTGACGGTGATGATCTTGTAATTAAACTACCAACGGAGGAATAAACATGACCAATTACTATCGACCACCTGCTTTTACCGAAGAGCAGGGTAGAGAAAGACTAGTACCTATACCACCTAGAAAATGTGATACACATAATCCTACGTGGTGGATGTCTTTAGAAACTGGAGGTCTCTATAAATTTCACCACGGCACAGGGTGTTGGAGCAGAGGCTTTTACGGAGGACGTGACGCAAGTGCTCCAAAATATGCTCTGCGAGCACACAAGACATTCATGGAAATGACTGTGTGGAAAGACGGTAGGAGAACTTTAAAGTCCCGAGAAGCTTGGAGGAAGATGTTTATAGATGCGTAGAGGTAGACACACCAAGAACACAGTGTATAGGTTTTCCCTAGCACACGGACACGATGATTATGTCTTTGGGGCAGGAACGTTAGAGGAAGGAGCAAAGTTAATTAGAAAGATTGACTTAGAGTTCGAAAGGAAATTTGATACTGAACCAGATAGCTTCTTTACTCTACCCTTCCCTTTTCACAAAGTCCCTATATACGTTATGGAAGGGGCTGATATTACTGCCTGGAATGAAGAACAAGAAGAACTTTTATTCTTTGGGTTTTACTACGACAAAGAAGCAGAAGAGTATATCCCCATGGATGAGGATGAAAAAGACTACACAGAAAAGTATTGGTCTTAAAGACCTGACCTGAAAGTTAGGTTAATCCTTTCCCCCGAGTTAAGCACAGGTGGCACTGCATGAGTGCTAGTCATTTGAGAATGACCGTCAAAAAGTATTGCCTGCCCGTGTCCTATTATGTATCTCTCCTTAGTTAGATAACTGCCCGATGGCCAGATGATATTAATTTTACTGGTGTTGGTTTTCTTTTTAATAAAGTAATGGTATTGGTTCCATTCAAATACCCTAGCAGCCCCCAGCGATATAGAAAACACTACGTCATCTCGCGTGGGTATGGTGTCTGAGTGATGAGGAATACTATCCTCGCCTGTTTTGTACAACCCACACAAACAAAAAGTAAATTCTATGTTCCTTCCTAGTTCCTCGCTTGCGTGGTGTTCCGCCACTTTCTTAAACCAAGCTACGTCTTCGTTACTTTCCCATGGACTAGGGTGCATCTTCTTACCTGCATACCTAAACGAGTGGTCACCGTAACCTCTTGTTTCTCTTCCTTTAACTTCTACTCCGTTGTAGACTCTATTCTGGGGTTTATGCCAGTAATCAAAAGCTGGTAGCCCAACCGTACAACCATCAAGAGAATCTATAAACTCACGCATCCCCAGTACTCCCAAATCCACCACCACCACGTTCAGTGGTGTAACTAAACTCATTAACCACCGAGAAGCTTACGTGTTCTATAGGGACAAACACCAGCTGTGCTATGCGGTCTCCGTTTTGAACTAAATACTCCTTGTTACTGTGGTTCTTAAGATGCACTACTAACTCACCTTGATAATCTGAGTCAATAATACCAACCACGTTAGCAGGCAGTATTCCCTTAACTCCCAGCCCAGATCTAGGGATGATCATCGCGCATAGGGTATGGTCACCTATATGTATCTTATACCCCATAGGAAACCGTACTGTTTCTCCAGGATGAATCATAGCATTATCGCAAGACCGTAAGTCCAGCCCAGCTGAACCAACGGTTGCGTAATCAGGTATATTCCTAGCCTCAGCACGAGGGTCTATGAATATAACTTCAACTTTTTTCATTTGCTTTCTTTTCTAACCAAAACTCTTCGTGTAATGGTTTAAAGTAAGTGTGGTAGCATTGATTCTGCCTATAACCTTCAAATGCATCATAACTTTTAGACTTAGATACAAGCCACCCACCGTCCCTCCATAAATAGATATACTCTATAAACACAGGGTCTACGTGCCATGACATATAGTTGTCTAAACTAACATAAGTCTCAGGTTCTTCTGGGCTACTTTTATCACCCAATGACCTCATGTTTCCTATGTCTATTAACTCGTCAGCCTTTTCACGTGTGTCATACTCTGTCAATAACTTGACACCAACTGATTCTAGGTATCCGTCATAATGACAGTAAGCAACCTTCACGCAACCGTCTTCTTGCTCTATTGCAATATTACTTCTAGTTCCCATCTTTTATCTCCACAGGTTCTACGTCTACAACTTTAATATTCCCAACACCATACAGTCTTGTGAACTCTTTAAACGCAATATTATTATAATCTACTTCCTTATCAACAGGAAACGGTGCATCAAACTCGATAGTTATCTGGCACTCTGGGTGTTTCTTCTCTAGAAAAGTAGCACGAAACTTTCTTTTTTCCATTAGTCCTCCACTCTTCCATTAACCACACGATATGCTCTTTTTAAGAACTGTAGCTTGGTTAGTGTGGTAGCATTAGTCATTAAACCGATATGGTCTTTAACCTCTTGCGCACTAATTGGAACGGTGTACCCCCCATTTTCATCTCTGCGTAAAAGACTGCGGTCACTCCCCAATAGTTTCATACGAGTATAAAAGTCTTTCCAGTTTTTCTCGGTAATAGAACTCATGCCTATTGACATAGTTGTCCAGATTAAACTGTTTAACACTTCTGTCATTTGCCCCATTGGATTTCCTTCGTCGTCAAAGGTTCCGTCTGGTTCCCAAGTTTTAGTGCTTTCTTTTACTTTGCTGTAATCATAATTTAACGGCATATTATTTCTCCAATAAGATTTTTATTAAATCTGACTCTGCCTGTTCTATAGCTATGTAGAGTTTGTCTACATTTTCTTTAGCATACAAGCGGTCAGAATCTGCATGATCCGACCATGCCCTGATAGTTCCTAGACTACCAGCGACACGTCGAATTTCTTTTTTCTTATCTGGTTTCATTCACTCTAAAAACCCTCTTGCCAGGAGTACGATTAGCGTACTGGTTAGCGAGAGTGATCAACTCTGGGAAGGACTCTGAAATAGTGCCGATTTGCTCGTCGTCTAAAGGACACAGAGCATCGTGACATTTTTCAATAGCGTATCTGATTTCCCAAGCATCAATAACCCCACAGTCTTCTATGTGGTCTTGCAATGGTACAATTAAATCTGTCGCCATATTATTCTCCAATTTTATTAAACATACATAGGGTTTACCCCTATACTTATATGATACGCTAGATTAAACGACTCTAAAGCCATTTAACCTAATCCCTTTACA